AATTAGATAAATAATATAACTAAACTAAAAAAATGGATATAAAAATACCAAGTGGATTCGATCATATAAAAGATGAAGGCATACTAATGTTTCTAGCATTTGCTCAGAGAGTCTGTGAACGATATGGATACGATGATTGGTATACCCTAAGTAAAGAAGACTGTGCAGTTATCTGTAATAAGAACGGTGTTGGCCTAGTCAAATGGTTACTACGCCACGACCTGCCAGGCTTTGAGGTTGGGGATCCATACAGTCACACTATGATGTTTAAACTTAGAAACCCTAATCAACTACGGAGAAATCAAAAACAAATAGACTGGTTTACCCCTACTGACGAAAGATCTAAACTGGTATGGATGTACATTATAGGTTGTGTGAATCATAATCTACTCACAGACGAGATAGCAACGACTAATGATGATTCACGTTATGTAAGGCGTCGCCATGCAAACTGTAGGAACGTAGAAGAGTTTAAGATAACTCGAGAAGCCTTACACTACGTAAAACAAAGAGACAGAGGACTTGAATAAATTTTTAGAACAGAACTATGATAAGATAGTTAAAATGTCTGGCAACATATGCCGATGTGGAAGAGACACCCGACAGGAACTAGCACACTACGCTATTGAGCAGTTTATCACACATAAACGTGGCCAAGAGATAGTAGATGCTGGACAGGGTATGTTATTCCTCAGTGGTATTATATGGAGGTCATACAAATCTAAGACTAGCCCATACCATAAGTTATACAGGCAAAGTGGTAGAGTACACGAGTTATTCCCAGAGACCGCTGAGAAGATCCAAGATGAAGTCTATGACTTTGAGACAGATCTTACTATAGAGTCTATTCAAGGTATCTTAGAAGACATGTTATCAGATACTACTGAACAATGGTTTAGAGCGACACTATTTAATATGTGGTTAGAAGAGTCTAACTACTCTGAGTTAGCAAGACTCACAGGTATACCGAGAACCTCAATCTCACAAGCAGTACAAGAATGTAAGGCTTATATAAAACAAAGAATAGACAATGGAATTACTGATTAGTATATTAGGCGCAGCAGGCTTAGGACACTTGGCCGCAGACTTCTTCTCAAGATATGAGTGGATGCCAGACAAACCGATGAAATGTAATATGTGCATAACCTTTTGGTTAAATTGCGTACCTTTTATATTACTATATGGGTGGCGTGGTATATTGTATACTGCATTGGCCTCTATTGTTAGCGAATTATACTTAAGACAACTATTATGAAACAAGAAGATTACCAATGGCTAAGCGCTAACCCGTTAGTACTACAAAACGTAAGACTAACCCAAGAACAGAACCGTAGAATATTCAGTATCTACAACGAGTTAACAGGAGACAACAAGCCTCCGACCTCTTGTGGACGTTGTGTTACTTCGGTTAAAAAAACACTTAAATTCTATTATGAAAAGCAAAGAAATAAAAATTGATGGTATCACCTATAAGGTGAGTGCCTCAACAGACAGAGGTATCAAAGATGCCGAACGCATGTTAAAGAAGTCACTTAAACAAACCAAAAAAACCAAAGACACAGATGGACAAACCGAAGAGGGGCAACCCGAACCTATATAAAGGCATGCCGTCGTTAAACCCTAGTGGTAGACCGAAGGGCGCAATGAACAAGACTACTGAGAATATTAGAAAGGCGTATCAGCAATTAACTGAAGACAACTTAGATAATATGACAGCGTGGCTTGCACAGATAGCCGCAGACGATCCGAAGCAGGCTATGGAGATGATGATTAAACTAAGTGAGTATGTAATCCCTAAATTAGCCCGTACTGAAGTTACAGGTAATGATGGAGCAGATCTATTCTCGAATGTTAAATTTGATTTTGGACCTGACGTGAACTCAGAAGAAAGAGATCAAGAAACAGAGGCTTAATGAGATACACAGGTTTTACACCACACCCTAAACAGAGAGACATGGTCAATGGCATTATTACAAGTGATGCTAAGTACCATGTTGCCTGTGTAGGTAGACAGTTTGGTAAGTCTATGATGGCGATGAACCTAGTACTCTATTGGGCTATTAATAACGGCCCATGCAAAATACTATGGGTGTCACCTGTATACTCACAAACGAGTAAAGTACAGAAAGAACTGATGGCCGCAATAGGCGCCTCTGGTTTAGTTAAAAACTGTAACTACTCAGAGAATTACATCTTACTAAAGAACGGCTCAGAAATACTATTCAGATCGGCCGAGAAGTATGATAACATACGTGGTCTAACAATGGATTATGGTGTACTCGATGAGGCGGCGTTTATGAAGGAAGATGCATGGCGAGAGGCTATCAAACCTGTATTTCTTGTGAGAGGCAAGAAGGTACTTTTCATTAGTACGCCAAAAGGTAAAACATGGTTCTATGAGTTATATCAATTAGCCAACTCTTTTGAGTATGATCAATACCAGGCTTACACAGGTACATCTTATGATACACCTTATATAGACGCTGAAGAAATAGAAGAGGCTAAGAAGACTCTACCTAAGAATGTGTTTGATCAAGAGTACCTTGCACGTTTCATAGATACTGGTGGTGAAGTGTTCTCTAACTTAGATCAATGTACTGTAGATCAATGGCCTCAAGCACGTGGCAAGATCTATTGTGGTATTGACCTTGCAAAACAAGAGGATTACACTGTGGCTACTTTTATGGATGCAGATGGTAAGGTAGTTGAAGTCTATAGGGCTAACGCACAAGAGTGGTCTACAATGACTCGTAACATCTTAGATCTAGTTAGAAAATATAGAGCTACTGTAACTATAGAGGTAAATAGTATCGGTGATGTTATCTATGAGATGATAGCCAAAGAGTGGCAAGATACACATCCATTCCAAACCACCTCGAAGTCTAAAACAGAAATTATAGAAGGCTTAATACTAGATGTCAATGAGGCTAACATTCAGATACCATCTAAGGGGCTCTGGCCTTACCTCTACGACGAGCTTACAGTATTTACATATGAATATAATCCTAAGACTAGATCTATCAAATACGGACACCCAAGTGGCTTCCACGATGATACAGTTATTTCTCTAGCCCTAGCCAATTACTCACGTAAACAAATGAAGTCTTATGGTACTTATGCTATCATGGGTAAAAGGTAAGTTCAAATTCAAACTAATTTATATTTCTTAGTATATGAGCATCAAGATTAATATTAACGAAAAGAGATACGAGATCCCAGATCGACTCACTGTAGAGCAATACTCAAAAGCCATACAGTTCGACTGGTCAGATCCTAAGTACTATCCAATGATAGTGGCACAATTAACTGGAGCTCCTCTTAAATTACTAATGCAAGCAAAAAAACAGGCTATGACCCTGGCGATTGCATTTGTAGTCAAAGCAATGAATGAAAGACAGAAGTGTAAAATGATAGACCTAGACGCAATGACGTTTGGTCAGTTTGTAGATCTCGATGTATACCTTACAGGTGGTCTAGATCAAAACTTTGGAGCCATCATAGATATCATAGCACCTAAAGCGAAATGGGCTGACGAAGCTATGTGGGCTGTGGATCAATATGCTGACTTTAGAACATACACATATAGAAGATACTCTGCACTCTTTGGTCTAAATGAGAAACAGACTGTAGATGAATTAGAAGATGACATACCTAAAACAAAAGATGCATCCGCTAGAGCATGGTATAAAATAATAGTTGGTTTAGCTGGTGGCGATGTGTTAAAATTAGATGCTGTAACAGATCAACCACTTACAAAAATGCTTAACTTTATGGCTCTACAAAAAGAGCAACAGTTAGAAGAAAACCAACGCAAACTTAAAGAAAGAAGACAATATGACTTATCAAGAAATCGTAGATAATTTTAGAGCTATAATTGATAGACACGAGATAATCAATGAATTTGGTTATGGTGCTATTTCAGATATTAAGACTAACAACACGAACTTAAATCCTAGTGCACCTTTTGATTATCCAAGTCAAGAGTCAAATACTCTATACCCTTATGTGTACTTAGTGCCACAGCAATCAACTAGAACATCACAAGCTATCACGTATAGATTTAACATGATTGTTATGGACACTGTGTTACCAAATGGATTAGAATTAACTTCTAACTCTTACTATGAAGATGATCAAAAAGATCCTCCTTATGGTACAACTCTAAAAGTTCAATCAGATTGTCAACAGTACATCGATGATATCTTAGCAGAACTTAAATTAGGTAGAGGTGAATCTAGAGAAATGGATATCCAGTTAAATGTAAACCTAACACCATTTAAAGAGAGATTCCAAGATACAGTTGCAGGTATGACAGCCACTATAGAATTAGAAATAGCACAGCCACTTAACTTGTGTATAGCTCCAATACCAGACCAATTCCCAGAACTTATAGAGACGTTTAGCTATAATAATGTGGAAAACATAGATTACAATTATCAATATATTGATTTTTGGGATATTCCTAAAGCCACTCAAGAGTACAGAATAGAATATGTGTTTGATGTAAATCAAAACGTAGCACTCTCAGGTGATCCTAGCCCTAATCAAAACCCTATGTTTACTATTTTTGAAGACAGCGAGGCTGGGCAACCAAGTAGGTATCTTGCACAAACTGGTTTTAAACCTGTAACTGTAGGCGATGAAGTACGTTTCAGAGGTCAAGTAGAATTTACAACAAATGATCAAGACCCTGATGATAGACGCATATTCTTTGGCTTTGGTTATCTAGGTGACTATCCTAACGGAGCAACAACGACTCTAACACCAGATGCTGTTAACATAACAAGAGGTAGAATTAGAATATACAAAATATAATGACAGTAAACGAATTCGAATCAGCTCTGAGTGACTTTGGAGAAACTCTAACAAATCTTAGTCCAGTACTTACACAAATAGGTGGTAGACTAGTAGATCAGATTAAAGCCGATGCACCTACAAATACAGGTGCACTTCGACAGTCTATCAAGGCTGTGATAGAGGATGATGGTCTGGCTATCGAGATGTTATACTATGGTATCTTTCAGAATTACGGAGTAGATGGCATACAGAACGCCCCTGCGCGTGAGGTACCGAGTTATGGTGTACCTCAACCTGCAGCTGGTAGTAGATTCGGTTTCTCAGGTAACTTCGAGATGATTGGCGGTGATCTATCATTCGGTGTAAGAAAACAAATATATAAGATGGGACTAAAGCCACAACCATTCTTTGATGTAGATCAAATAGCTAATGCGGTTGCTGACGGCGTGGCACAACAACTAACAACAGATTTTTAATATGGCAATTTCAGTAATACAAACTCCTTCAACACCATTCGATATGGCCTATGGTGCTAATCCAATTACACTAGGTAATATTAGCGGTAACGAAGAAAAATATGCACTTAGAGTATTCATAGTAGGTCAAGCAGATCCTATCGCAGATATTAGACAGACACCTAATAGAATAGGTCGTGCTGTCTTTGATATTCAAAATGTTTTACAAGCTTACGTAGGTCCACAAAACAATCAAGTAGATTCACAACATTATTCAGGTAGCTTTGCTCCTCAGAACACACGTCTCTCACTTGCGGGTCCAACCTTAGTAGAATATCAGATTGCATACGCTGCTGAAACAGGAGGTGTTGTAGGCACATTCACCACATTCCCTGAAGTATTTACAGCAATTGCTGGTAGTAAACAATATTTTCAAGTACCATTTGATACAGAACCTTATCAAGTTCTAGCAGCATCAGATGACGCTAATCCACCATGTACAGTAATAGACAGATATGCTAAACCTCTTTCAGATAATGATTGGGTTGATTACAATGATTTAGATTTACCTGGATATGGGAATATTTACAGTTCACCTGGTGGTGTCGATGTACATAATGTTTATAGAGATGACCAATGTACTAAGACATTCTATCAACTAGTTGCTAGAAATGGATTTAATCCACCGCCTTCAGAAGTACAAGGTATTGAGGCTTTTTATATTTTACAATATGGCGCCACCTCATCTAGTCCAATAGTAACTAACATAGTAACTAACACACAATCAAATGGTGGAGGACCTAACATAACAATAGGACAAGGTACTCTAGTAGGTGGTCAATTCCAAACTATTACTATTGCTAGTGGACCTGCTAATTTAGTAGTGCCACTAAATGCTAACACTGCATACTACTATATTATACCAGCACTTTATGGTTGTTCTGAAGATCCACAATCACAAATAGATGTAATGACTAGAGCAGCGTGGAGAGCACAGAAGTATATTATTAACGAACCATCTTGTTTAGATTATGATCATGTACAATTCGCATGGCAAAACTCCTATGGTTACAGAGACTACTTTACATTTACTAAAAAGGTAGAACACTCAACAAAAACTAAGAATAACAATTTCCTTAAAGGCGCTGCTGACTATAATGGATTAGATTACTCAGTAGACTTACAAGATAGAGGTTATACTACATATAGCCAAAAGATAGAGAACATGTTTAAGGTTACATCTGGTTATATGCGAGATGAAGAAGCTACATTACTTAAACATCTATATCAGAGTGCAGAAGTAAAAGTTAGATTTAGTACAGGACCTTATGCTAATCAATGGGTACCTGTTACTATTACTAACACT